GCAATATGACGCTGCATAAGTGGTTTGCCTCCACCGCCTGCCCCGGCCCTTATCTGGAAAGCAAGATGCCCTGGATCGCGGAAGAAGTGAACCGGCGGCTGGGGGCGGCGGAAGCGCCGGTCTACCGGGTCCAGGTGGGAGCGTTTCTGACCAAAGCCAATGCCGAAAGGCTGAGAGATGCCCTCCGGGTGGCGGGCTATGCCGATGCCTTTGTCACGGCGGCGGGAGGTGAGCGCCTTGGGTGAGGCAGTGATTTCGGCGCTGATTACCGGGGGGCTGGCCCTGGCGGGCGTAATCATCAGCAACCTGATGGCGGCGCGGAAAACCGAGGCGGCGATTAAGGTTAACCAGGCGGTGACGGATACCAAACTGGAGGAACTGACCCGGGAGGTCCGGGCCCACAACAATTTCGCACGGCGGATGCCTGTGGTTGAGGAGCAGATCAAGGTCATCAACCACAGGATATCCGATCTGGAAGCTTACCACAAACAACCTGTTAATAATTAAGGAGGAGAAAATATGATCAACTGGAAAGTAAGAATCAAGAACCCCGTATTCTGGGTGCAGATCGCCGTAGCTATCGTGCTGCCCATCCTGGCCTATCTGGGCCTTGGCTGGGAGGATATGACTTCCTGGGCGGCCTTCGGCGGCATCTTCCTGGAGGCAGTGAAGAACCCCGTGATCCTGGCAAGCGTCATTGTGTCCGTCTGGAATGCCATCAATGACCCCACTACCAAGGGCCTTGCCGACAGCGCCCGGGCCATGACCTACGATAAGCCCGCCTGACAGCCTTTGCCTTTCGCAGGGCGGGAATATCCCTCATCCACCGCCTGGCCGGCGGTCCCCCTTCCCCCGGGGGAAGGTTTTTGGGGTTGTCTGACGATTTCCGTACCATTCGTAGGGCTTATGTCATGCCCCCGCCGACCAGGTTGGATATCCTGAGCGGTTGGGAATATCCCGCATCCGCCTGAGCGGGTAAGACCGAGGGATAGAAGCCCAGCGGCTGTATGCGGATGCGGAGAGGATATTTGGCTCAAATGCCGATGCCGTTCTGGAAATGTTCCAACCCGGCCAAGATCCAAGCAAGTTTTTAGACGGTTTCCGGAATGCCTACCTATCCGGCAAAATGGGAAGCAGAACAGCTCTCGAAAACAGCACCGCCGCAGCCCATCTGACGGAGAATCAGCGACGGGTAGCTTATGCTTTGGGAAATCTCGCAGGTAACGTTTCGGCACGGGAATCTCTTGACATCGTGCATAACAACAGTACAATGGAAAGTGATGACCTATGGATTGGTAAAAGCCTTGGCGCGAAAGCGAAGAATTACAAAGTGATGGATCTTGAAACAGGAGAATTCTTTTATTTCGTAGAGGGAACAAGGCTCCAAAATGTTGAGGTATTTGCGGGAGCTGGCTCAGGCAAAATATATGAAAAGGCATATAAATATGCGGATAAACACGGTGGCTTAGTCGAAAACTGGCAGCATGTCAAGGGAATAGGATGGCTTGAAACACCAGATGGCATCAGGTTGGCGGAGGTTCACTGGTCGCAGTGTGCCGGAAAAGGAAAATTTGATTTCTTTGTAAAAAAGTGGAAGGATGAGTAATATGAGAGTGAAGTATGTCGGGAAAAAAGAAACGCTGGCCTTTGAAAGATATAAAGTGTATGAAGTGATGTCCATTGAAAAGGGCTGGTTTCGGATTATGACGGAACTTGACGAGGATTATCTGTTTCCACCCCACGTTTTTGAAATTATGGAAGAAGAGGAAGAGAAGGTACCGGAGCAATCAATATGATTAAGGTACGGCAGCTGCACCCACGACGGAATGTCGTGGGTGCTTTTTTATTGCCGGACACTTGGACCAACAACCTGGATGGACTGTGGACGGAGAATGTGGATATGCAAACCGATGCGGATGCAGAAACAGTACCGATCCGGTATGAGGACGCATTGCGGCAATATCTTGAGAAAGATCCGACTCTTTCCGCTGGTGATATCCCTTCGATTGCTGATCTGAATGTGGATTATGCGACGGATATAGAGGTAATTCCCAAAACCAAAGAGCAGCTAATTTCTGAGCTTGCGCCGAAGATCCAGAAGACGGGGGTTACTCCTGGCAGAGCTGCGATTGCGGCGCAGGAGATGTATGCCAAAGCAGAGGAGCGGTTCGGCAGCGATATGGACGCAGTTCTGGAATCCTACCAGCCGGGACAAAATCCCAGAAAATTCCTGGACGGATTCCAGAACGCTTACCTCTCAGGAAAACTGGGCGATAAAGCAGCCCTGGAAAACAGCACCGCCGCAGCCTATCTGACGGAGGAACAGAGGGGAATCGCGTTCGATCTTGGTTACAAGAAAAGCGGACGACTCCAACTTGACTACGCGAATGATAATGGTATAATTGCGGCAGGAAGTGTTCTGGATCATTTCGACCGAAAGATCAGATTGTCAGATATATCGGAAGATCTGAAAAAAGTGAATCCCAATTATTCGTCTCGAGAATATAAATGGAGAAATAACTGTCAGAGATGTGTTGCGACATATGAGATGCGAAGAAGGGGGTACAACGTCACTGCAAAGCCCATATTGGTGGATGTGGAAAAAGATGTTGTTGCCAAGAATTGGAGCAAGGTGTGGACACAAGATCCGCCGTTATTATGTAGGAGTGGTAGCGGAAAAGCGCAGGTCGAAGCGCAAATGAAGCGCTGGGGAGATGGCGCCCGGGCGATCGTCTGTGTAACGTGGCTTGTGACTGGATCTAGCCATGTGTTCGTTGCGGAGCAACAAAATGGCACTACCGTGTTTGTGGATCCTCAAACAGGTAATTCTGACTGCAGCAAATCATTTGCTCGTGTTATGAACGGGATGACGCAGTTGCTAAGAGTTGACAATTTAACGCCAACGGATCTTATAAAGGAATGTTGCGAAAACAGGAGGTAATGAATGATTACATACAGTAAAGCTTGCAAGATGGCAAACGAGATCAGAGAGAAAACATGTCCATCATACGAATATACATCCGTCTTTGAACTGCCGGATCGTTGGGCTTTTTTCTTAAGTCCCTGCCCGTTAGATGGTAAAAGCGCAGTGGTAGCACCTCCGTCATTTTTTATCAGCAGGGAAGATGGTCGAATGGAATGGTTCTCCATCCCTCCGCTGGAGAATCTGGATCTGCTGGAATCGGGCAAAAAGATCCCGTTTATAGATTGAAATGTGAGTAGGAGCCTGCGAATTTTCGCAGGCTCCTTTCAGTATAACCAGTCACTTTGGTCAGCGGTTGTATGCGGATGTGGAGAGGATATTTGGCTCAAATGCCGATACTGTTCTGGAAATGTTCCAACCCGGCCAGGATCCAAGGAAGTTTTTAGACGGCCTCCGGATTGCTCCCATCCCCGATCCTCTCTTTGAGGCTGCACCCGCAGGCACGTTTCGGAGGGCAACCGCCAAAGGCGGCTCTTAGCGCGGAGATGGGCTGGGGAAGTGCCGTTCCGGGTTTTCCCGCGTGGCAAAGCGTTGAGCCCCCCCGACCGCGCTTCCGCGCGGACACCCCCTCCCATAGGGGGCAAGAGGACCGGTAATCTCTGCAGAGGGAAGCCGAAATGCACCCTATTGCCCCTTCCCCTCGGGGGAAGGTTTTGCGGGGCGGGAAAATGGTTGCGGCGTGGGGGGAATTATGGTATGATGATTCCAAACAAATCGGGCGATGTCCGAAGAAAAAAGGAGGAATCCGCCTATGAGAAGAAGCGTTGCCTTTTTGCTGGTATTGATTCTGTGCCTGGGCGTGTTTTCGGGCTGCGGCTGCAAGCATGAATGGGAAGAAGCGACCTGTGAAAAAGCGGAGACCTGCTCCCTCTGCGGGGAAATTCAGGGAGAACCTCTGGGACATGCCCCGGGAGCGTGGATTGAAATGGAGGATGCCATCGCGGCGCAGGTCCATCGGGAGAAGCTTTGTGACCGCTGCGGCGAGGTTACCGACAGGGAGGACGGCCCGATGACGTCAATGGTCCGTGCTGGTCTGTTTCTCTTTGCGCCGGAGCAGTTTCTGCAGAGGCTGACCGCTATTGCCCGGCAGCTGGGAACAGATGTTGCTTTCGAGCCTGCCAAAGGGGAGGGGCTGGTCTATTCCGGAATGACCGGAGAAA